ATATTAAGTTTAAAAATTCAATCACGTTCATTTTAAAGAAGTATTCCCATTTTGTAGCATCTCTATTTGCGAGGTTATCGATTGTAACGATATATCCCCATTTGGATTCAAATCCTTTACTATCGCCTCCACCTCCGCCTCCAAAGAGGTTCTTATATGAATAGATAATTCTCGTAAGACCTTGCAAAAAAAAACCAGAAGTGGTTGCGCATCTTTCATAGTCATCTTTTCAAACACTAGGTCGCTTATTTCTTTATGTGATTTGCCATCGTATGCTGCTACCTTTCCAAATCGCCACGTCATAGGCTTTAGGAATACAGCTATAAACTTATGTAACTCCTTTTCGGCTACCTTGCTAAATGCTGAGGCATCAATAAATTGGTCGGTGGTTATCTTCATTATGTCCATATCAACTGCAAACCACTTGCCGCTAATCTTTATTTTTTTTTTAATCTTGTATCCGCTTAAGTTATCCTCAATCGCTTTTAAACGCTCTACGTAATCCATAAAGATTGTATGAGGCAAAGCCTTGATTGATTCGATTGGCTGCCTTAAAATGATTGATACACGCCTCTGCAAGTATTCTAATTCACTTTCATAAGGCATCTGTGCCAATGTGCTAACGTATTCCTTGATGGTTATTTCTTTGAACTCACGCTCCATAGTATTAAATATATTATTTTAGTTTTGTGTAATTGTTTTTTTAACTTGTTGATTATGCTCTCATTATGGTATACCTTCCGCTAGGTCGGTTGTTTAATTTAAGCAGCGCAACATATCTTAAAGGGTCTAATAAGTGGTTCATGCTATCTGTCGGCTTGCCTGTTAGCTTTCCCTCCTTATCTGTTTCCCATTGGTAGGCTCGAAGTTCTTTGATTAGATTTGTGCTGCGTTTAGTAACCATTAACTCATATCGCTTTAAGGTGTCTATTCCTATCTTAATTGAATCCGCCCCTTTTACTGATGGCTTAACATTGAATCCCTGCCTGTAAAGTTCCTCAATAGATTTAGGTTCGGCACTATCGCAAATCAATTCATTGCGACCAAACTCAATAGACTTTAAAAAGTTTCCGATGTCGTTATTGGTCATGTTGGTTCGGTAGAGTAATTCATCAATCCAAAGTTTGCCCTCTGACTTCCATATCCCGATTAGCGTGCTAGGGTCATTCGTAAAACCAAAATCCATTCCGTATGAAACTAAGGTAGCATCCAAAGGTATTGAATCCACCTGCTGCCAATTATCAAACACCACACCTTGCAGGCTTCCTATCTGACCTAATCCGTATACGTTCCACCAATTAGCCCAATAGGTAGATGTGGATGCCTTATCCCTTGCCTTTTCGATTTCCCTTATTATGCTCGGTTCAAGTGCCTCGTTGTCTTTATAAGTCAATACTATCATTTCAGCATCTGCATCACTCAGCAGTTCCGTATCCACCCAAAACTCAGAAACGGGATTGTAATCTAAGTAAATAAACTTCTTAGTCCTTATTGCTAGTTGGTAGTAAGATTCCCAAGTGATGTTATTGCACTCGTTTATAAATAGTACATCCCTTCTCGCACCTCGTAACTTTGCAGGGTTATCCGCACTAAAGAACTCAATGAATGAACCATTACTAAACTTGTAAGTCATTGTAGACTTATTGTAACTAGAATCATCTAGCATATTAATCAGGTCCATTATCTTCAAGAAGTCACGCAGCGCACCCCTTCGCAAATGAGGGATGGTTTCCGCTACAATGCTTATCTCTTGCTTTGGCTTTGATAACGCATACTCTATTAAAAATGGAATAATACTGAAAGTCTTGGATGCAGATGTGCCGCCCCTAACTATCCTTATTCGCTTTCTAAGTTTGCGGATTTTAAGTTGTGCTGTCGTTTTCTTCAACATCTAAATTTATCCCTCCAAATATTGGCTTTTCAATATTGATGTTTTTATTCTCAGTCTTCGTGCTGGCGATTCTATGGTATTCCTCCTCCGTTCCAATCAGTTTGTAAAGTGCCATCTGGGTCAAAGGGTTGTTTCCATTGTACCATTTATTCCTCAGTCCGTTCTTAACATCAATCTTGTTTTTGTCCAATCCCTCTTTTATAGTGTTCAGTTCGTTTGAATCAATTTGAAAAAAATCATAAAAAGTTGATTTAGTACAAGGCAGTAAAGTTACCACATCCTCAATAAAGAATAGTTTCTTTTTCTCTATTAGGTCAAGTGCCTGTTGATAAATTTTTATTCTGTCGTATGCCATAGTTATTTTTTTTTAATATATTTGTATCATTATAAGCGATGTTAGTGTAATGGTAGCACACTAGCTTTCCAAGTTAGAGGCGGGGTTCGATTCCACCACATCGCTCAATTTAACCCTGCGTTCTTGTAGGGTTATTTTTTTGCCCTTATACATTCCTGCACCTTGTTTATCTATTTCACTAAATGATAATATTGGGACTGTTATTTTACAAGTTTTATCTATTAGGTAAATGTATCTTAATTGATTACCTACTAATATTTCTAAAGATTTAAAATACTCTTTTTTATTTGGGTTATGTGCAATGCTTAATCCTTTATGAAAACACTCGCCTGTTTTTAAATCTTTAACTATCCCTTTGTTATCTTTTATTGCAGTTAAGTAAAATCCACTTGCTCGGTAAATAGTCCCATCCCCACATTGTGTGCCATCACTAAAACTTAATATCCATTTTATGTGTGGTGCATTTTTTTTAATTAACTTTATACTAATTGCAATACATCTACTCTCTGAATATTTTGGTAAATAATCATCAAAAGCCATTCTGTTAAGTTCTAACATTTCATTCCACAAACAAGGTTGCACCAAACCTAAAACCCTTTCTTTGCTTGTTGGACTTCCATAACTCATTACTCCGTGTAATTTTTCGTCTAAGAAACAGCCAAAATGCAAAGCACTATTTGGAACTACCTTTCCGCTATAATGATGTTTCTTTACAAACTCATTTGCAATTTTACTTGGTATTACTTTAACAATTATTTCCTTTGCTCTGCCCATTGCATTATTATTAAATAAAGTGCGTTGCCATTACTATTTTCATTTCCCATTGTTTCGCTGTATTTATATTCCTCTGTTAGCTTAATATCTGCAATAGCGTTTTGTATTTGCTCTGCTTGTTCATCTGCAAGTGTAAAAGTCATTTGTTGAAAGGGTGCTTTATCCCCATCAGGCAAAGTAAACTCATCTGTCATGTCTGCTGCATTTACATCAAAGCCACCTACATCTAAACCCCAATCCTCTAGCTGCTCAACTTCCCATTCGTTGGCAAGCATATCCCAATCCCATTCACCTCCGCTCACGTTGTCTTTGATTATAAACTCTTTTTGCTGCTCGTCTGTAAGGTTTTCTGCTACTATAATAGGTACTTCTTTCAGTCCTGCTTCTTTGCACGCCTTAAAACGCATATTACCGCCCAATACGACCATATCAGCGTTAACCACTATTGGTCTAATGTCTAACATCTCAGGAAAGTCTTTAATAGACTGAACCAACTTTGCAAACTTATCATCCTTTATTTGTCTTGGATTGTTTGGGTTTGACTTGACCTCTGAAATTTTTACTTTTCTGCTTTGCATAATTTTAAATATATTATTTGCTCGATATAATACTCTCGTAGTATTCCATTCGATACTTTCGCCATATTGCTTCGTTGCTATTTTTCATAACATCTTCTTTTAACTGACTGCCTAAGTCTTTTCTTAACTCAGGGTTCTCAATCAATCTACGCATAGACTTGTACCAATCTTTTTTACCTGCCACTAAGCAGTTCTTTCCGTGCTTGCTCATCCATTGGTAGGATTCCACATCCGAAACGATTACACCTAAACCGAATGCACCCATCTCAAGCATCTTTAATTCAGACTTTGCTCTGTTGAACTCGTTGTATCTTAAAGGAATCAATCCAATGTCCATTAAATTATACGCTTGTGCATAGCTGTAAACATCTGCTGCGTTTATCCTTCCGTAATTGTTATCGTCTAGTATGTAGTTTGAAGTGAATATCTTTTCGTACTTGTGCCAAATTGAATCACCATCGTAGAATCCTGCAAGCATAAACTTATAATCCTTATACGGACTTTTATTCAAAGATAGGATTTCGCCTTCGATTAATTGCAAATCTTCTAGGTGGGTTACTGAACCACTCCATCCAATGTTTACCAACTCGGACTTCATTGCTGCAATCTCTGGGTTAGGTATGAATTGAGGTTGCTCAAAGTCTATTGTGTTTGGGAAGACTTCCACATTTTTATTAAACTGCGACACCACATATTTAAGATAAGGAGTTGTCACCATAATCGCATCCGCTTGGCTAAAGTTGTAAATTAATGCCTCTGCCCTATGGTTTAGCTTCCACTCTTTTTTAAGCACGTGGCTATCGCTTAATTGGTAATGGTCATCCGTATCTATTATAACGGGAATGCCTAATCGCTTTAGAATCTTCCATACGTTTTCTTCATTGCCTATTCTTGAGATTGACCTGCTCGCAATAATTAAATCGAACTGCGACAACTGAGATTCAGGAACGTGGTCAATGCTCGCCATTTGGCTGACCTCGTGTCCGTGCAAGTGCATCTTAGAATGAGGAACGATAAGCCTGTGGTATTCGCCACCCATTATTTTTTGCCCTGTGACTAGTAGTATTCTCATTTTATTGCATTAATTAATCCTTCAGTATTCCATAACTCGTAATAGTCACCACCTGCAGGTATTACATTGGGTGCATAGTAGCATATCTCTAATGCTCGCCTACATTTTAAAGATTCAGCGATGGCAAAGTTCATTGATTGATTCCCAATAAATAGCTTTGAGTTGTTTATTATCCTAGCTAAGTCTAAGAAGTTCTCTACTGCCAGATATTTGCAGTTAACCTTTTGACTAAATATTGAATACTCAGCAGTTGAACCTGTGAAGTAAATAGTTTCTTTAAGGTCGTTTAAGACTGTATAGTCTATGTTCGGATTCTGATAGCGTTCAGTTCTATTTACTACTATGTAATCACTTGGCATAGTATCAATGTGCAATATCCGCTCTGAGTAGTTTACATTTGTTAATTCAGGAAAGGCTAAAGCATACCATCGTTTAATATCGTAGGCAGCCAAATTCATTCCTATGCTCCTGAACTTGTCTAGGTCGTAATCTACTTTCTGATTCCTATAAGGTAGCACATCGTAGATAAAGTCAAACTCCATTAGTA